TGCCTGCGCAATCGTGCATGCTGACAATGGATCCGCGCGAGGTAGATCAAGTGCGCGGCATTTCTGCTTTTGCTCCAGCAATCCGCGACTTGCTTTCCCTCAAGGACTTAGGCGACGACATTCAATCTGCGTCGCGCATGGCTGCCAAGATCGGGTTGCTAGTGACCAATCAACAAGGCATGGCGGACGCTTCGGACGCTTACAACGCGATGACTGAAAACGTGATCCCTCAATGTGGGCCCGGACTTCGTCTCACGCCAATGGCTGGCGGCCGCATCGAGTACCTGACTGCCAACGCTGGCGAGTCCATTAATCAGATTGACGCCAAAATCCCCACGGAAGCGCAAGACCGGCTTCAGGAGCGCTTGATTCGCAACGCCTTGCTTGCTGCTCAGTGGCCCCCAGAGTTTGGCTGGGACATGACCAAGCTTGGAGGCGCTTCTGCCCGGATCGTGCTGGAACAAGTGAACCGCATCACCTCCGAGCGGCACGCTTACTTGTCGGCTTTTTGCAAACGGCGCTGTGCGTTCGCAATCGCGCGGTTCATTGAGATTGGAGTTCTTCCTCCGTACCCCGGCGCAGACGCAAGCCGCGGTGGTGCATACCAATTCCGTTTCACTGAACCTGCTCGCCTCACGGCCGATAGCGGCTACGCGAACCGAGATGCGATTGAATCCTACCGCGCGGGGATGCGCAGCATGACCGATATTTTGGCAAGTGGGTCCAAGACCTTGGAGGAGCACCTTGATGAGGTTGAAAGGGAAGAGCTCGAAATCAACAAACGGATGCAACGTTCGGGACTCAGCCGCGATGTGTTTGGCTTGCTGACTCCAAACGGAACACCTCAAACCCCAACCCCTGCTGAATGAAATTTCAACGAGTCATCGAGCAAGTTTTCTACCGCCCTTGGCTCATCACCCCCGGCGGCTACGCAGCAGTGCGGCAGCTAGTCGAGGGCCGACTGGTCCGCGCCAACGGCGAGGACTACGAGAAAATGGCGGGCATGATGAACAAGCGGGAGCCCATGGAAATTGACGGCCAAGGGATTGCGCACATCTGCATTGACGGCACTCTTGCCAAAGGCATTTCCGCGCTTGAAGCCTGCTGCGGCGCTTGGGATTACGAGTGGATCACCGAAGACATTGAGGAAGCTGTTGAGGCCAACGTGCGCGGGATCATGCTGGAAATTAATTCCCCCGGCGGCAACTGCACTGGGTGCTCCGAGGTTGTGGATTTGATTCAAGCGCTCAAGGTGCCGATTGTCGCCTACAGCAACGACACGGCGTGCAGTGCGGCGTACAACATCGCCGTGAGTTGCGACCGACTCATAGGATCCGTGGGCTCGACGTGGGGCAGCATCGGCACAATCATCCCGTGGCTCGACCAGTCTGCTGCCTATGCCGAACAAGGACTCAGCTGGGAACCTATCACCAGCGGGCCGTTAAAGGGTGCTGGCATGGGGCCGTCTCTTAGTCCTGCCCAGCGCGCAAGCCTACAGCAACTCGTGGACGACAGCTTCGACCAGTTCCGGGGCAACGTCCTTCGCAACCGGCGAGTGGCAGACGAGTACATGACCGGCGCCGCTTACCTCGCACCGCGCGCGAAGATAGGAAATTTGATTGACGATATCGGCACGGAAGACCTTGCATACGAAATGCTGCTTGGTATGATTTGAGCGTTAGGTTCATCCTTGGTTCAAAGTTGCCCGTCACGGTTTGGTTCCCGTGGCGGGCTTTTTGTTATACTTTTACGGATAGGTGTATGGATCTTCCTTCCACCCTAACTGATGCGCTGGCCGCGCTTTCTGCCGCGCAGGCAGATGTGGCCGCACTTAATTCACTCAGCGCTGAACACACATCGCTGGTGGCAAACTTTGATGTGCTCAAGAACAAGGCTACGGAACTTGCTCTTTCTCTTGATGTTGCAAACGCAAACAATTCAGAACTCGCAAAGGCTGTTGACGCTTTGAAGGCGCGCGAAATTGATGCCTCTGCAAAAGCGAACGCGATCGTCGCAAACCTCGGCGTCACTCCTGTTGTCATTCAGTCTGAGCAAGTCACAGCAACCAAATCGGTTGATGAGCTTTGGGCCGAATACAACTCGCTCCCAATCGAAAACAGGAACGAGTTTTTTGCAAAGCACAAGGCGGTGCTGTCGGTTTAACTTCAACAACTAAAATTACTTAGCTATGCCCAACACAATCGCAGGCGTCAATCTCGCAGCCATCGCTCAGATGTCGCTGCCGCACCTCATGAACATTTTCGCACCCCTCGGTGCGATCGCAACCGACTTCTCCTCAGACATTTCCTCTGCAGGTGCAAGCGTCACAACCCGCTATCCTGTTAACCCTACAGCGATTGACCTTTCCAGCGGCTACAGCCCTCAGGGTGTTGAGACTGTTGCGAAGACCATCACGCTGTCGAACTTCTACGGCTTTCCGTTTGGGTTCAATGATTTGGAGCGTTCCAAGTCCGCTATCGACTTGAACCAGCTTTTCGTGGAGCCCGCTTTGCAGGCAACCGGCAAGCGCATGTTCAGTGACTTGTGGGACACGGTTACCTCTGGCAACTTCAACAGCGTTGGCATCAGCGCTGCAAACTTTGACCGCAGCGACTTGGTTGACCTGCGTGCCACGCTCAACGGCCTAGGAGCGCCCCAGCAGGGCCGCGCAGTGGTCTTGAACCCGACCTACTTTGCGAGCCTCGTGAAATCCTTGAACACGGCAGAATTCCCCGGCTTCATCCCTGAAAAAGGAGAAGCCTTCATTCCGCGTGTTGCTGGCTTTGACGTTTACGAGTCTGACCTTGCTGATGCCAACGGGCAGGGATTGCAGGGTTTCGCGTTTCACAAGTCCGCGCTGCTGATGGCTGCTCGCCGTGTTGACGCGACTGGAGCGCAGCAGATGGGCACCGAAGTGTCTGACGTAATTGTGCCCGGCTTGAACCTGCCGGTGCAGTTCCGCCGATTCTACGACAACCTGACCGCAAATCTAATTTACTCGTTTGGAGTGCTTTACGGCGTGCAGGCTGGGCGCACCGAAATGGGCATCCGGATTGTCACTGCCTAGTTTTTGAAAGATTGGGGCGGGTGGCTTAACCGCTGCCCGCCCCTTTCTGTATACCGATTATGAAACCAATTTCGATTATTCTTCAGGGTCAAGAAATTCTTGCAAGCTACACAGATCACGGTGTTGCGATTGCAGAGTTCAAAGCGCTTGAGCCAAACGGGCAGGTACTTTCTTTGCATGTGCTCAGGAACCCTGACCGGGTAAAGGGCAAGCGCTTTGTGATTGAGAACATTCAGCCTACACCGCGGCCCACACCTAAGCGCAACAAAGAAAGCCTCTTGTAATGTCAGACTGGCGCGACATAACTGCGGCGGCAATGGAAGGTGCTCTTGCCTACATGCAAGCCGACAGTGTCACCTACCAAGGCGTGACTGCAAATTGTGTCGCCAGCGAGAAGACTTCTGACACTCTTGCCATGGGCGGGTACGAGCAACACTTTGCCGGATTTGTTAGGGTAGCCCGCAACGGCTTTCCTGACCCAGTGAAGGGCACCAAGATTGAAGTCAACGGCACCGAGCGCCGCATCACGAGTTGGGATGAGGATCCGATTTCGTGGAAGATTTACATGGAGGACATCACCAGATGATTGACGGAGTCTTTGCTGCCGCCGTGCAGGACGCTCTTTCATTAGTGCTTCCGGGCGTTTACATTGGGGAGCCACAGGATGACTTGCCGATCCCATCAAGGTCCGTACTGATGGAACTTCAGAGCGACATCGTTGTTGGCTCCCCTCTGCAACGGGGGATGCTTACTTTGAACGTATGCTCTCAAGCGGACGATTTCACTAGAGCAGAGCATGCTACTTTCACCGCGGCCGTAGATTCGGCGATGCGCACGTTGGTGCTGGTTTCTAACGCAGTGCAACTTTACGGCGTAGTGTCTCAATCAACCGATAACCTCCGCGAGGAACGTCACTGGCGAACCTCGCTTCCTTACATTGTGGGCTTTGGCCCCAAACCATAAACACCTATGCCTACATCATTTGGAGCAGTCACATTTGGCGTCACGGCCCCAACCGGCTACCTGCAAGAGTCTAGTCAGGAAACGACTGTGGAGCTTTCTACAATCCGTGACGAAAACGGCAAAACCGTTGTCGTGCAGGCTAAGCCGCGCAGCGTGGTGACGACCACGGTGAAAACAAAGGGCGACGCTGATTTCACTTCGATTACGATTGGCAACATGGGAACTAGCGCAACTGTTACCGGCTCAAAGGTTTCTCAGACCAATGACGACTTCACAACGGCAGAAATCACTTACACGGAACTCAATTAATTATGCCAACCTTCGGCGTCACAATCATAGCGGCATCAGGCACCATTGTTGAATCCATTGACGTAGAGTCAAAGGGGGAATTCAAGCAAATAATAACAAGCACGGGGCAACACTCTGAAGCAAAAATTATTGATGTGTCTCATTCCGTAAGTGTTAAGGGCAAAGGAGATACGTGCCCCTTCGCTGCAGGCACCAGTTCTGGAATGCCTACTGGCGTCACCGGAAAAGGCATTTGGACAAGTGCTTCTGTGGAATCAAAAAACGACGATTTTCGCGGATGGTCCGCTTCAGCAACAATTTATCAGGGAGCAAGTTAAACACACACACATATGAACCTCCGATTATTAGAGGACAACGAAGCACCGGGCAAAAGCTTCAACACTGACATCATAGCCGCTTGGTTAACCTCAGGCGGTGCCCTTATCAAAAACGGTGGCTTTCAGCACTTTATCGACCAAGCTGGAAAGACGCATGTGCGCTGGATTGTAAACTGCGACGTGCTTGCCAAGGTTGATGGCGGTGACATCAGCTTTGACGAGTTCCGGAAACGGTTTGAAGACTTGGACTGGTGCAAGGCAAATTCTGATTCCGACATCTCGTGGATGCGCGGGTACAGGGACAACGCGCGGGACCTCAAGCGGTTTGCAAAGTCTGCAGCTGTAGGCGTTCACCGCGGTGACGAAAAATCATTTGGGATCGTCTACCCAAATAGCCCTGAATGGCTGAAAGCTGAATTCCAAGCTCGCTTCGCATGAACCCGTTCTTTCTAAAAACCACCGTGATTGGGCCGCTTGAATTACGGCCGTGGACCATGACAACGCAGCTTGCGATTTCTGAGCTTGGGCTCGACAAGTTGTCCGATCAAAAACAAGTGGTTGCATGTGCGTGGCTGCAAAGCCGTGATCCGGAAGAGGTTGAGCAGGAAATATCTGACGGTACTGCGATAAAAAGCATCAATGCCTTTTCACGGTGGTTCCCTCTTGCGCTGTCAAAGCCGGTTGCAGAATGGTGCAGGCACCAAGCGCAAACTGTAGAGGACGGCAAGATTGACGTGATACCACAACCGGGAGGCAAATCTGACGCGCCAAAAAACTCACAGCGCCAGACTGGGCGGAAAGCTTCCTCCTAGTTCTGGCGCGAGAAACCGGATGGTCACTTGATTTTCTTCAACGTCGCGCTCCTCTTGCCATGCTCCTTAAGTTCTACCACGCAACAATTTGGGGCAATGGAGCATGGACCGTTAAGCGAAAGCACGCGCCATTAGAGGAGTTATTCCCTGTGGTGCCGCAAGTGGAGGATGACGACGATGAGTAACGGCATCCAAGTCACTACCAACATTGGGTGGTACGGAGAAAGGTTTGAACGCTACCTTGCTCGCTCCATTCAGATTAGCCGCGTGAGTGTGCAGCAGGTTGTCACTCGCCAAGCCAAGGGACTTGTGCGAAATGCCTTTCGCTACACTCCTCCAATGAAGGGGAGGACGTTTGCAAAAGGCTACAGCGCCGCAGTTCGGGCTATTAGGAATACACTCAAGCGAGCAACGAAGATCAAAAACGAGGAACCGCTTCGCAAATCACTTGCTCGCGCACGCACCCAAAGGACAAGGGATCGACTTGAAGAAGTTCTGCGCGAAATAAGAATTCCTGCCGCTTCGCTTGCGAGTAAAATCAAAGCAAACCTGACTCCCGAAAAGCATTACCCGGATGGGGCGGAGCGGTTTTACGCAACCACGCAAACTCGCAAAAATGTCCAAGCGCTTTTTGAGCGCACTATTGGGGTGACTGCTGCCGGGTGGTGCTTTGCTGCAAACCGGCTAGGCGTTTTATACGAGCCTTGGGTTGGAAGGTTTCAAGGCAAAAACTCTGGCACTGCAAGCTTTCGGGTCACTGGAACCGTTGTTGAGTTCAGAGCAGTGAACCCAAACCGTCACACAGACTCGGCAACGATTCAGCGAGCGCTGAATTCAGCGTATGACAGGCAAGCAACTGCAATGCGAAACTCTTTGATCCGAGCCATTCAACGCGGAGTGCTTCGGCGGGAAGACGTCTTTGCTCGTTAATATTTATGGCTAACAACATTCAGATCGGCGCGGACACAAGCGGCTTCGTGAGCGGGGTAAACCGAGCGCGCACTGCCATGGCTGGGCTTGGCGAGGTGATTCAGAGCTCAACACAAGGCAACGTGTTTGCAGCCATTGCTCAAGGCATGCCAGTGCTTGGTGCCGCTGCTGCTGTGTTTGCGGGTGTGGCAGTTGCCGCCAAAGGCATGTTTTCCGCAATGGAAGCGGGCGGAGCGCTTAGTGACCTAGAAGACCAAACTGGCGTTGCGATTGACACGCTTATGCATTTGCAGCTTGCCTTTGAGCAGTGCGGGATGGCTGCTTCGGATGTTCAGCCGGTTCTGAACAAGTTGCAAAAGCAAGTCACAGAAGCAGCTACAGGGAGCGCTGAAGCTATCGACAAATTCTCTCGAATGGGAATTGCGATCGGAGACATCCAAGGGCTTTCTGCTGACAAGCAACTTGAAAAGGTGGGCGATGCTATTTCCAAAATTGAAAACCCGGCGCAGCGGGCGGCAATGGCGATTGAAATCTTTGGCCGCGGTGGCGGAAAAATGCTTTCTGTTTTCTCGTCGGGCGGGCTTAAGGATGCGCAAAAAAACATAGGGCAGCAAGCGCAGTTGATGGCGCAAAACGCAGGAATCTTTGACCGCACAACGGACGTGCTTGGGACGGCGGGAAGGAAGATTCAAGGACTTTTTGTTGGGATGGCTTCAGAGATTGTGCCTGAACTGATGGGAGTCATTGAAGCGCTTAATGACTTGGACCTCAGTTTCATAGGGCAAGCTTTCGGGAACGCTTTGTCATTCTGGATCAACTACTTCAAGAATTTTGGAACGCAAGGAGATTTGATTTACAACACCATGAAACTTGCTTTCATGGGAGCAATCAACTTCCTCGACGAAGAGTTGCGTGTGCTGTTGGCCGGGGCGGCTGCTTCGTTCAAGAATGTATTCAAAGGACAAGCTGCTCAGGAAAAAGCCATTAAAGAAGCCGAAACTCTTGCTCGAGCAAGAGGGCCGCTTTTAGACACAACCGAAACAGAGGCAGCAATGCAGCGCGACGCAGACACGATTGAAGCCAGCAAACAAGCCACGGCAGAAAAAGCACGCGAAGATAATAAGAAAAAAGAAAAGCCTGACTCTGGGCTTGGGTTCATTTCAAAAATGAACAGCGGTTTTACTGGTGGGATGCCTGACATTTCCAGCCTGCAAAAAATTGGAGGTGGTTCTGCTCTTCTATCAGGCGGGCAAGACAACTCGCCCGCCTATCAGGCCGTCCGAATTCAAGAAGACATTTTGACCTACACAAAGGAGCTCGTTCAGATAATTAAGCAGGGCGGCACGAGCTACCAAACATCACCAAATCTTGGAAGCTCAATGGTTTTAACCGCGTAAACGCAATGGCAAAAACAGAAACCCAAATTTCAATTAGCAAGGATCCTAGTGGTCTCATTACCAAGACCATAACGTCGCAATCGTTGACTTGGGAGAATGGAAACGACAACGCAAGGTCATACAATGTCACTCAGGTTGATGGTGTTACGACTATTTCTGAAGAAACATTTGAAGCTACGCCTGATGTGTTTTCGCTCGATGTTGCCACGACTACTGAGCCCGTGGAGTCACATCCCTACTTTGCAGAATTAACACCAAAGCAACGAAGCGATTGGGCGCTATGGAAGCAAAACCCAACGAATCCAATTCTTAACGAATGGAATCCAGCAGATGACACGGACGGCAAGATGGTTACACTTTTCCTGCTTTGGCAGAAAGGCATCACAACTTACTTGGCGCCAAGGATCGTAGTGCGCGTGACCAGCATCGAGACAACCGACCCAAGCGTTTCTGCCGTTGGCCGAGTTCAAGACCCCGGGTACGGCGGCGCAACTGGCACCGTGAATTTTATTCTTGTTGGGTTGAGCGGCCAGCAGGAAGGAAACACATGGAGGGTCTCTAGAGAATATCTGGCTTCGGCAAATGGATCGCAATGGGAAAAGGTCTTATACGGAGAATAATATGGAGCTTCCAAATTTCAGAAGAGGCATTGAGCTCACCTCGATTGAACTCAATAAGCTCTCTGCAGCAATCAGAGCAGCGTCCATAACGTCAGTGGTTGGCGGCACGTTAACCCGTACACCCGGTGGCACCACCTTAATTGTGAACGACCAAGTGCGAGGAGGCTCAACTGAAGGTGGTGTAAGCCGTTGCCCTTTTGCTGTTTCCGATGTCTCAACAGGCACAACTTTGAAAATCGAAATTGCGTGGGGCTTGATTTGGAACATGTTGCCCACAGGCATGTTTCCTGACAATAAGCCGCCACTGCGCATGGATGTGACTGAAACGTGTTATGTTTATAGCAAAATTCAGTTTTCGACCAGCACGCTGCTGCCCACTAACATTTCGTTTTCCATTGAATCAGAGCTAGTTGAAAACACAGAAACCATTCAGTACAATTTGATTGCTGTTGTGACAATCAAGGAAGATGTTGAGCCTAAGTCAATTACGAGCATTAAAAACATTTGCCAGCAGCCATTTCCAAGTCCGTGCTCTTTGAGGTGATATGTCGATTGTAAGTTTCAACAGGAAATTCACTGGCTCAGTAAAGGTTACTGGCTCCTCGTATGACACGAGAGGATTCGTGTTCAGGGATAAAGCGTACAGCGGTTACACTGGAAATTTCGATTTTGAATACCGGGCTTCCGGCGCATCGCTTCCGATTCGGGAGCAGACTTGTTCCCCAGACCCCGATCACAACAAAGACTACTGCAGACCATTGTTCACCTCCGGCGTCACAGAATCAGGGTACGCAAATTTCGGATTTCCTAACTTTGTTCAACAAAGTTTTTTGGCTAAAACCTTGCCCGCAAATTACGGGTACTGGCTTGCAAACACAGAGCCAGAAATCGAGTATGAGGTTGATAGCGATAACATAGGCAAAGTCACAATAGATGGTGAAGCCGCAGCAGAAACAAGAGTTTACATTGTCAAAAATCCCATCAAGGACCTGGGGAAAGATGTTGCAAGAAATGATGTCCCGATACATCTGGCCGCAGGAGTTGTCACCAACGCTGTCCCCGCTGTGGTTTATGAGGGCGACCTGATTTACATATACCGCAACGACTTTGTTGTAACCCCTGAAGATCCTGAAAACTTACTTATCAGAATCATAAGGCAAAAACGTTATCCTGCCACAGATAGGACGTTTGTTTGGACGCCTAACACGTCGCCAGTTTTGAAAAAAGGAGGGTACTCCGATGGCGTGCTGGTGAAGCCGGGAACGGTGATGATACCAAATGCGACGACAAGCTTGCGCGCCTATGATGGCGGCGTTGGCCCTCCTCCTTCTATTCCGCCTGACGAAGTTTTGACTATTGATTATGTCTACGCAGGGATGGGTATAATGTTTGATGGCACCGATTGGGTTTCACTTGTTGGCGTCCCTGAAAGGTTGCTCAAGAAAGACGGCAAGTACGATCATCGAAATATTAACTTGAACCTGAAGTACATAGATGAGGATCAACCGCACATTGCTTTGACTGAAAGCTTTTATGCAAACAGACCTTTCATTTTATTAAGCGCCCCAAGTGACGGAAACGGTCAGGCGCAGCTAACTGCGTTCAAACCAGACCCTCCAGATCCCGGCCCAGAGCCAGAAGATTTGAACCTAGAGCTCTTCTCTTTTCCAAGAGCGTTTTTTATTTTATTGCACGATTTTCAAGACGCTTGGAGCAAGTACCATCAAGACAACAAGGACTGGCGAGACACCATAAACATAGCGTATGGAACCAGATACACTTTTGGATGGGGAGGCTTTAATCCTGAAAAGCAACCGGATCCACCAGCAGAACCAATAGAAGAGTTTTTTGTTTATGCCCCAGCACAAACTTTTAGGGATGGAGAAGTCACTGAAGTTGAAGTCAAAGACCAAGATGGTAACACTGTAGCTGGCAGCACTTTAAGCACGACCATAAGCGTTCAGTTTGGTTGAC